GTACCGAATTTACCAGCACATTACCCCAATCTGCCCCTGAATAAACTCGTAAGCCTACACCTGTTTGATAGTAAACATCGCCAGCAGCAAGTGCACTGGTAGGATCTGTGGCATTAGCACCTACATTGATACCTGCAATGTTACCTGTTACTGAAAATGTTTTCTTGCCAGTAGATGTAAATGCACCAGATTTGATTGTGCCGATGTCGGGTATTGATCTATCGTTTGCTAGTATTCCTGTTGCATAATCAGAAGCGTATTCAATACCTTTTTTGATTGTTCTGTTATCTGTAAAAGTCATCGAGCCAATATTACTGTTATCAGCAAGTGCCTCTAAATAGAAATTCCAAATGTTACCTGACGCATATTCAGCAACTCCAAGACGTGAAGACATACCCGCGAAACTTAGCGCGGGGACTGTATTGTTAAGCCCAACGCTTGAAAATGAAACTATTTCCATTGCTGATGATGTAGTGCTCCTGACAAAAGACTTACCCCCAGAAACAAAAGTGGAAAAATCACCTGCTGCATTTATGTTTTCAAATTGAAATCCACTGCTGTTTGATTGGGTTGTTGCGATATAGAAATTGTTAACAGGATTTGGTGTTGAGATAGTATTAGTTAACAACACAGTTCCCGTTATATCTGGTAAGGTATAAGTCCTAGCGGCTGTATTCGTATTGGTAAACTGTGATGTAAACGTATTGGCTGCATTTCGCATGCCCAATGTGCCGTTCAAAAAAGTCTTTAAGCCTGTGTTTGTTTGTGTGCCAGCAAGCACCATGTCGCCCCCTCCACCATCCAATACCAAGTCTGAATCTGCAATCCCGTTTTTGAAAACATACCTATCGTTTCCAACCCAAACCGCCAACCCTTGATGCCTTAGCCCCGGTGTGAGTTGCGACAATACCTGAGCTATGGTTGTGTAGGGTGTGCCAGCTTGGTTGAAAAACTTTATGTCCAATGGTGCTGGGTTCTTTACGTTCACACCAAAAGGCAGTTCGAAGCCCTGCGAACCCGCTACAAATGGAATGATAAACAATATCAAAAAAATCTTTTTCATTTTAATTGGCCGTTGTTATTGAATGCTGATGAGAAAATGAATAAGGTGCGCCAAGGTTTAGCTCGTAAATGTTGTAAGCCCTGTTTGTACCGCCCGCGTCAACCACATTGATAGTGCCTGTAAGTATGTAGGTACTTGTAATGTTTGCATTTGATGCGTCAATGTCGATAACGGTTGAAATGGTTACACTCGGAGGCAATGCCACGATGAATTTTGTCAGCGTGTTTCCCGTGTTCAAAGTAAACGTACTTGCTCCCGTGTGGAAAGCATTTGTAGGCAACGCCCGTACTTGTGCGCTGTTTGTTACGGATGCAGCCGAAGCCCCAAAGAACCGGATGAACCGGGCCGTAACAACGTAATCCGAAGAGTTGAAAGTAGACGTTGGCGAAGTGTTGTTTCCTATGCCCCGCCATGATTGCGTTGCCCCGTTTGTGTTAAGTTGGATTGTTGTGACCGTTACGGCTTGCGTTCCATCGTTTGGCGTGGCCGCCAATAGGATTGACGATGTTGTATTGTTGCGTATGTCGATGGTAGGTACTACACCACTGTTTACCGTAATGCCCCAAGTAAATGTTTTTGATCCTGAAATGGTAGTCCCTACCTCTATGGTTTGGGCTTGGTTGTTTGCGAAAGAAGTAAATACAGGTGCAACGTAAGGGTTTAAAAGTAAAGCCAATATTTGCGAATCAGAAAGATTGGTAAGGCTTGTCCCAGCCGTAATGCCACCCACCGAAATAGATGCAGATGGTATGTTTGCGCTTATGTTTGTGAACAAAGTAGACGCTGCCTTCTTGTTGACCCCGCCCTGAACGATTGGCACTATTGCCCCGGTTAGGTCGGTAGCCGATGGCATGTCTGAAATCTTTACTTGACAGAATGCAGAGAAAGTAAACGATAAAAAGAAAAGGATAAATAGTTTTTTCATTCCTCTATAATTATAAATCCATCTTCGGTTGTAATTGCGAAACCTGTTTCGGTCGTTATGCCTGTCAATATTTCGCTGTCTGTTATATACTTAAAAACTTCATCGATAACACCAAAACTAAACTTATCGGATATTTTACCGAAGGAAATAGAATCACTTATTGAACCTGTGATTAACTTATCCGTCATGGCAATGCCCTTCTTACATTGCCGTACACTTTCACTTCATTGATACCGTTGCGTATGACCGTTACACCGTCCGATAGTTCTACCACTGTCTCATAATAAAATTGTTTTATCGTAAGGTTAGTATCGGTAGCTGTGAAAGTAACATCACAACGTCCAGCAAAACCGTTTACTATCACAATGCCACTGCCTATTGACTTGCTAAATATTGCCTCGCTGTCTAAATCTTCTGGCCTTTTTTTTACGATGCAAAATATAGTAGCCCCGGTGATATTGGCCACAACTGTCTTGCTTTTGTCGGTGTAGACAGTTGATTGTATCGTGCATGTCGCGCCCCTAATGATTGCTTTTTCCATTACGCACTAAAAAAGTTTAGCCCAAATTCTGCTTCGTCTTTTTGATTGGAGACATTGAACAATGGATAGGTTGTTGGATTGTCCCTTAAAAATTCAATCACACGCGATTGATAACTGTTTGCAACATCCCTCAATTCTGTAACGAGCGCACCAAGTGTCCTTTGATCTAAAGGCTCTGAACCATCAACCCTTTTTTGAACGACACCATACGATGTGATATTGATTGAATTGTTTTGTGTTATCAACGCCAACGCATGGTAACAAAGCATAGGTTTAATGCCGGGAAAAAAAATATTGTAAGTACCCTTCATGTATGTCTTTCCGTTCAGTAGTTCACGGTACTTTGTCGTGTCTATGTTGGTTATAAAATCGTAATACAACACATCACCAAGCGCGGGGCGCAAATCATTTTCTTGTGCCTCGGAAATGTACGGGTCAACCCTTTGCGCATCCAACTGAGCAAGTGGCCTGTATTCCTTAATGTCCTGTATGGTTATAATATTAGGCATCTGCTCCGTCCCCTTCCGGGTCTTGTAAAAATTTCATTACGTTTTCTTCTGTCTGCAAAAATGGAATTAAGAAAGTCTTTGCCTGTTCTAAATTCATTCTACCTTTTTTGAAGTCGTTCACGTATGCAAACACTTTAGACGCATCCCTACGTGAAAGTCCCCTGATAATTGAATCTATCTTTTCCTGAACTGGATCGACTGCTGCTGCTTGAGTTACCATCTGCGTTGGTTGTCCTGCTGCTGGTAGGTTTACAGTTGTTGGGTCAAGTTTAGGCGTTCCCAAAACAGACCTAGCAACATCTTGTGTAAATCCAAATATCTCAATAAGTATTGCAACGCCTGATTCATAACTAGTCTTTCCGTTAGATACTGATTCTTGAATTGAAAGAATACCTTGAACACCGCCAACGCTTCCCTTTAATGCGGCTTGAGCCTTTAATGTTTCTGGTGAAGGTGCTAGCGTATTTGATTCGACTTCATACACTTGCGGCTTAATGGTAAAATCTGAATTTATGGGTTTGTTCCAAAACTGAAAAACCTTTTTAAAGATACGTGAAAGTTCCACGCGTTCGTCACGGGTGACCGCGTTGTAATAGGTATATGCATCTTCAATTTGTTGGCGGCTGAACATCGCACCCTCTGATTGACGGCCTAATATTTCATAGGGCATCCCATAATTTTGAAGGATTGATTTCTCGATCCAGTTCAATGTGAACTCAAACATCCGATCGTTATTTTGTAGATCGGTCTTAGCAAGTAAATCACTTACTTTAATGTCTTTAGTTCCCGCCTCAATGACCATGATTGAACCGCCACCCTTGCCTCCGCGATTTGCTGATAGTCTTTTTTTGTAATCGCTTCGCTCAGTATCGTTTTGAAAAGTACCCGGATAAATGAATATATGCCCAGCCGTAAAGCCGTTTACCGTTTGATTTAGTGAATACAGTGCTATTTCCGCTTGTGTCTGAGCTTGCTCAAATACCGAATCAAAAGAACATAAAGGGTATTTATTTTTCTCGGGTGTCCAGTACATGATTTGGCCTTCGTAGCCATCTACACCGTACTTCTCAAATTGCTCTGCCAAATATTCGGGGTCTGGATTGAACTTATCGTAAAAGATAATCTCCCTGTTTTTTTGCTCTTTGGAATAGTCGCGTTCCCAGTTCGTTGAATATGCAATTTTATCGACACAACCTTCATCGTCTGGAATGCCAAGGCGGCAATACTCAAAGGGTATAGGCTTGACCGATGCCATTGTATAGTTAAGGTTGAAGTTGATGTGCCACGCGAGACCGCGAGACCATGATTTTGAATAGCCAGAATGGTCTAACAACTCACGCATGGTAATGGCATCAAGTCCCTCACCATGTACTACGATGTCATTTGTTTCTGGCTGTTCAAATCCTTCACCGTTGAGAAATCCCGCTTTTTTAGGAATGATGCCCGAAAGCGTATAGCTTCGGTACATTGTCTCCAAGGCTCTTTGATAATAAAGGTTATCCGTGTCGGCTGACTGAACGCCATCGACATTGCGCACTGATTGCGGCAATCGTTTAACCAATACTTCGCGCCCCGGGATTATCATTCAGCTTTTTTTGGCTTGCTTTCTGTAACTGTTTCTTCGATCAATTCAAACCTGCTTAACAATGATGGGTGATTTTGTTTCACCCACTCATAACGCTCCATTGTTAACGTTTCTTTTGTGATGTCCGCAGACCGTCCATTGAAACTGATCCGCTCACTTTCGTCTTTCAATTTTACTTTCATAATTTTTGTTTTTTGTTTTGTCACCCGCCTCTTTATCCCCCCCACTGTTTTGTTTGCAGTAGTTAGATTCATTTTATTTTGTTTAGCTCATGTCCTCAGTCCAAGTGATGTTGACGGTCAACGTGACAGCCGATGCGGGCGAAGCCCGGAACGCAATTCCAAAGCATTCGGTTGCACCTTGCACACGCGGGTCTTCGTTGATGTCGCCTTCGTAATCGTCATATATCTCATCCATTACAACGGTTGAACCTGTTACAACACCGCTCATTGCATAGCTTTGCATTACCAACGGTGTGGCAAGCCCTCCAGTAGGTGCAACTGTGTACGCCTGTAACAATGCCCATGATGTAATACCGTTGTTTATCATTGGGGCTTTACCAGGCGATGTGAACGTGCCGCCAGTCGGTAAACTGGTATAGCGCACCAATCCAATGCGCAAAATTTGCGCGGCTGTCAAAGATGCGTTGTTTATCCTAATACGGTCTAACCTAATCACACGCCCAGCACCGTTAGGCGCAAGAACAACGAATGCTGTATTGTTTGTCGGGGCGACCAGTTCAAAAGCTGAAGAAAATGTTTTTCGCTCACCTTTGTATTCGCCTAATTGATTTGTTTTGTATGTACCTGCCATGATTGTTTTGTTTTTAAAAAAAAGGGGCTAGGCTTCATTTAAAAAAACCCGCCCCCTCTTTCAACGAAAATGAAAACCTAAACTCCCCTTTTTATCTTTATGATGTAACCAGTCCAATGGTGTATGTTACCCCGCGTGTTGTGGTCACCTCCAGTTTGTGGCTGTTTCCAGCCGCTACTGCTACTGAAGATGTGATCGTTATGTTCGTGTTTGTGATGCCAGACAAACCAGTTTGTGTTACCCGTGCGCCCGTGTTTTGGTTTACCCAAACAACGCTTATAACTTGGTTCACGCCAGAACCTCCGAAGAAGTTCGTGCCTGTAACGGTAACAGCCGTGCCACCTGCTGCGGCAATCGCTGTAACGTTGAGCGATGTGATAGTAGGGCCGAATGCAAGGCCACGTATCAAACTTTTTGTTGCGCTGTAATCGGTGGACAAAACAGTTTGTTGCATACTTACCTCTTCTTGCCCGTCAAGGCTTGCAAGGCTTACTTTGAATACCCCACCGTTTTCGTTGGAAGAATACAAAGTGCCTGGCACTACATAAAGTCCAGCATCTCCACCGTACAGTTCAAAAGAGTTTGAATCCTTTTTTCTTTTTTCCACGAAAGCGGAAACAGAACCACGGCACATGCGCTCCAAGTTTTGGCGTTGGATTGGCGTGACATCGTATATCACTAAGTCAACCATGTGCTTAAACATCGGGCCAGTCTCTAGCTGAACCAATTCGATTTTTGTTTTTACCGAATCTTTCCAGCCTTCGAACAAATAGCCCGGCCTGTTAACGGCCAATGTAACGTTTGTAATCAAAGTCCCTGCACTGTTATAAGTGATAGAACCAGCGTTCAAGTCCTCTTTGTTCACCAATACCAAAGACGGGTCATTGCCCGGCTGTGGTATGTTTTTGCAGTCGTAGACCGCCCCGATTGATATTGAATCGCAAAGACCCATTTGTTATTTTTTAAATCGTTTTGGTTCGGGCAATTTGTTTGCCGTGCAATAATTGGATGCCGCGTTTTCGCCTTTTACGTTCGCGTAAAATATCTCACCGTCTGAGGCGATAAGGATTTCAGGCACTCCGATCGTTTCCAATGTTTCTTCGTGCGTCACGAAGTACCATTCAGCGATTGCTTTCAAACCTTCTTTAATGTCCGGTTTGCTCAATGCGTCTTTTTTTACTTTTTCCATTTTAAGAGGGGTTTAATATTTATTAAGCTCTGTTAGATACAAGTGCCTGTTGGAACAAGTTGGTAGTGCGCTGTGGCACACACTTAAACCGAATCTGGAAGCCTACCTCATCGCGCCTGTTAGCGGGGTTCATTCCTCTTTCCAAGTAGTACACTTCCATTGAACCCATTGCCTTAACGCACTCATTTGCGTTGAAAGCTACTGATGAAATACAATCGTTGGTGTTATCTGCGGCTGCACCGTATGCCTTTTTTGCAAGGGTTGTTTTTGTGAACAACGGTGTGTTGGATGCTGTGTACACATCGAAGCCGTATACGTTGTTAGGTGTTCCTTGTGAAAGTGAACCGAATTTTTCTTTTAATGAAAGAGAAATATCTTGGTTCAACAAGTCGGTAACGTGGTAAGGGTTTAGCACCAATACACGGCCTTCTTGCGGGTATTCAAGTGCGTCCCAACGTTCTTTCAAAACCAAAATGTCGCGTGGTGTCAACGTGGAGGCAACTGATGTTTGCGCACCGATTGCTACCGACCTGTTTGCTCCAGTTGCGGCAAGCGCACCAGCCGCCAATGTAGCGGGCGCAATATTCCACAATGCTTCGGTGACGCATTCTTGCATTAATTTTTGCTTGTGCTGTTTGATAACACTTTGCAGCTTATCATACTCGGCCTCGATTTCTTCGCGAGTCCATACAACGTGGGTTGTGTTGGTATCGTACCAATCCAATTGAACCGACAAAGCGGTGTCAACACGTTGTGCCGATGTGATAGTAGCGTTGCTGTTTTTTGTTACAACGGGATCAACACCGACAGCCGCAAAGTTGATGGTATTGTTTTCAACATATTTCGACCAGTCGTTGATCTTTGCAAACCAACCATATTGTGAGTAAAAGTTTTCTTTCAACTCCGCAATCCACGCTTCTTTTTGTAAACCTGCCATGATGTTTTATTTTTTTTTGTTTTTTTTTAATTGTTATAGGTCTGGATCAACTCCAAATTTTCTTTTGTACTCAATTTTGTACTGGTCTATTTTTCCTTCTGTCCTTAAATTGATAAGGTCTTTTACTGAAATATCAGATTCAGGCTGCTTTGCAAACTGCTTTGTTGGCGGGGTGTGCTTTCCTTTGATCTGGTTTTTGATGTTGACCAGTTCGGTGTCAACGCTTGCTTTTAAATCAGCGACAGGCTTAACGACCGCGCTCAAAGAGTCTTTTACCATTGTAGCGAACTCTTGGAATTGCGCCACTGTAACATATTTATCTTCAACCGGGGCGGCTTGGGCTGGTTTTACTTCGGTAATCTTTCCGCCCGCTACCACGATAGAAGAACCGTCCGCTAGTGCATGTGTGCCGTCTGGTGCGTTGGTTGAGCTGCCACGAAGTGCAGAAGCGTCTGCTGCGTCACTTGTTACGGTGCTTCCGTCAGCTAACTTTAATTCCATCGATGCCTTTACAGGCGCAGCAACTGGAGCAGGTGCTGGTAACATATTTTTGATTTCTGATTTGAAATCCTCAAACATTTTTTTGAAGTCCATATTTTTTTTGATTGTTGCGTACTCTTTTTGCGTAGATACTTTCTTTGTGGCAAAGCCCAACGCCACGGCCTGATCTGCTGTAAGGCTTGTTTCTTCGTTCATCAATGGCTCAATAGCTGCCTGATTGTTGCCAGTTTTGCCGATGTAGAATTGCATCAATCGCTGTTTGGATTCCTCCAACTGGCTAGCGATTGACTTCATTACATTTGCATCGCCTGAAACATTTTGAACGAGCGGGTTATGTATAAAGAATTCTTGTGAGTCGTTTACGATTCGTTGATCTCCAGCCAAAAATATCTTTGTGGCAATGCTGCCAACTATTCCGCGCTGAACGGTAGTGATTTTGTAGCCTTCCGCTTTTTTTGATTCGAGATAGTTATAGATTGAATCGCCAGTGTCTACATATCCACCCGGTGAGTCTATCACTACAACGATGTCTTTTTTTGATATGGGGATTGCACGAAATTGGGCGATGATGTCAACGAGTTCAACGCCTTTTAAAAATGCGCCTGTCTGCTCGTCTTGTCCACTTCCAATCTGGCCAATGATGAAAATATCCCCTTGCATGGGACAATGTTCGTTATATTAAGTTTTTTTTGTACTTTGCAAAGAATTACAGTAACATGAGAAAATTTATTGAAAATGAAATAAGGTTTTAAAATTTAAAAACAAAAAGCGATGGATAACAAACACTCAATTACCTCTTTTGAAGATGTCTGTAACACAGTTACAATGGAAAATAAGGACGCATTTTTAGCCGACCTTAATAAATGTATTGAAACTTATTTAGCCACAGTAACGCTAATTAGAGCTATGCACCCAGAAGCCTGTAACGATAAAAAAAATTGGGAAATTTCTAAGTTGAAATACACATGGTTTGATGACGGTAAAAGTGGTTTAAAAGCTATGCGCTTTACAGACAAAGAAGGTAATACTAAAACCGTAAACTTTGAATCTTGAGCGATTAACTCAAAATTTTACTACCATGAAAAAATTTATTGAAATAGGTAATGCCAGTAAGGATTGCCCTTATTGCTATTCAGAGGGTAAATTTGTTGTTTGCACGGAAAGTCCTAAGTGTAAAAAATGGGAACAACCTATGATGTCTCCGACATTGATGGCGGGGACATGCTAATTACCGATCATTACCCTGATCGATTTCCAGACCGTTGATTCGCACACATTGCACTTTATAGATGTCTCTATAACAGCCTCGGTTTTGTTCATCCCTTCATCCATGAACTTTTTAACAGACTCGACATAAACAGGGTAGCTTAACTTTGTGGGGGTTACGAACCCGATCATGACTAGGTTTTTGATTGTACCGTCACCGTAATAACGCTCTAACATTTTCTGTTTTTCTTCTGTCATAATCAGTTAAACTGTCTACATGTCCCATCCTTATATAGATCAAGACTCTGAGACATATATTTCAAACCCATTAATTTAAGGGCGGCACGATTTAAAGGCTCGTAAGATATACGAATAGGATTATTATTAAGCTTTTCATCAAATAAACGGATTCTAATTCTAGGTTTCATTTATTTAAAATTGCGCCCTGTCTATTATTTCTGCGTAGTTTTTTTGGCCGTCATTAATGTCGGTTACCGCCACTTGCACCCGTAGGTTAGCAATGCTTTGTTCTAACCTTGTAAGGTCGAACATAGATGCTGAATCGCTTGTGATCGTTGAATTTGGGAAACCCATAACGCCCCCGTCCGCAAACTTTACCCCACCTCCAGCCGCGTTGATTGCGGAAAGCACCGGGCGAAACATTGAAGTGGAACGCTTGTTTATTATAGCCTCGCCTCCCTCGGCCTCGAATCCAAGTCTTCCACCTACGGAAAAAGGGATGCCGCCATTTGCGTGGCTAGGGCCATTGAGTACCCCACCGTTGTTGAACATTTTTAGTAGTCCGCCTTTTTCAAACTTGTTTATCTGTGAAATGTTTGCCAGACCCGTTGCAATTGTTGTAGCTACGGCAAATATATTGTAAGGGAAAGGCAACTTTAATTGAGCGTTTGCGCCCGCGTATGTATCAACACCCGCCTGAATGCTGGCCAGTACCTTACCTTCGGCTGTTTGTTGGCCTACTATCCTAGAAAATTGACCTGCTGCACCCGATACTATCCCTAGTTTTTGTTGTTCACCAAAATTCTTTAGTGCTATTTCTTGGTCAGTCCTTTGCTTCAATCTTTGCAAAGCATTTTCATTTCTTTTTATGTCGGATTCGGTTTCTGTATTTTCTTCTTCCAAAAACCAATCTTTGCTCCTTTGTAGTTCTTCAACTGTTCTTTCAAACTCAGCATCGCGCCTCCTTATGTCTGCTACTTCTGCCTCAAAAGATTTAGCATTGATAAAGTCGTAAAGTTCTTGAAGTATCTTTTTCTTTTCTTCGTTTTCATCGCGCAAAAGTTGCAATCTAAATTCACTGTCTGCAATCTCGCGTTCACGTGCAACTTGTGAACGTACTTTTGCTTCCTCTTCTTGTTTTAAAAACGCAGCATCTTGCGCGTTCTGTATTTTTTCTTGAAGTGCGAGCGTGGCCGTGGAGGCGTTGACCCTCGCAGCGTATGCCTCTGCCACTTGTTTTTTTTCTTCGAATGACAGCTTTTCGGATGCTATCAGCCTTTGAACGTAAGCCTCTAATGCTTCTCCCTGTATTCTTCTCTCTTTGTTTTCAAATCCTATTTTTTCAATTATTGCCGCGCTCTTTCTGTTTTCATATGCTACCTTTTTTTCGGTTGATGTTTTTTCAAGTTCTTCGGCTTGCTTTAATAACTCGATCCTTTCTTTTTCGGTAAGGTTTCTGTTTTTTGATTGGATAATCAACGCCTTTATTTGCGCTTCCGTACCTGCGGTTGTTGCTATCAGCTTTGCCTCTTCGTCTTCAAGTTCGCGGAATTCTTCGCGCAATCTTTGAGCTTCTCTTTGAGCGTTTTTAAATTCTTGTGCTAGTTTACCTGTTTTCGCTGCGGCCTCCGATATGTTTCCAGTTAACACACTACCCAACACGCTGGCAATGGATGCGAGATTATCTACAAGGAATCTAGCTGCCTCTGTTATGCTTCCAATAACATCTTCAAAGAAATCCAATGCTGGTTCGCTTCTTTTTAATGCGGCTGTCAATAAACCAACTACTGCGGCAACGGTTGCAAGTATCGCCCCTATTGGCGTAGCAATAAAAGCAAGTGCCTGTTTGGTCATGGTGAGAATACCTTGCCCCGCGCTTACCGCCCCGCCTGTAAATTTGTCTAATGCCGGGATTGCTTCTTGAATGTCTTTTTTGTAATTACCGACATTCATGCGTTGTTTATTCAGCGCATCAATGTTTGATTTTATCTTTGCATTGTTTGCGTCAATCGCTTGGTTGAGCGATTGAACAGTAGCCCTACCCTCTGCGGTTTGCAAGTTTGCTTCATTCCGCGCCTTTGTCATTTCTTTGACCGCAGCCCGCAGCGAGTTGATAGACTGGACGCTCTCGCCTTCGTCTATCTTAACATCAATCAATACCTCCTCTTTTGCCATCGCCTCTTATTGAATTTTGAACAGTTCTACTTTTGTTATACTTCCAGCACCTTTTGTCCTTCCAGAATTATATTTATCTATTTTGTTTATCAGATAACAACTACCTGCATCAAAAATTAGTTTGTGTGGATCGTAATTTGCAATGTCTGTTTCTGTCAGGTTATACTCATGTTTGCAAATCTTGTTTTTTTGCAGCGCAAATGATAATGATGGATAGAACTTTGAAATAAAGTATCTGAAAGAACTATCCTTTGGCTGACTTGCGTCTGCGTGGTAAGCCAATTTGTAATCAGTCCGTGGCGTTGAATCAAATGTTATCGCTGCCTCGTTTGTTCTTGACTTTAATGTACCAATCATTAAAGGCGGTTCATCTTTTACGTCATCTATTCCGGTACTTGTTGAATCATACGCTGCATAGCTCATTACTTCATAACCTGTACCAGTCCATCTTTTGACATTGGCAAAAACCGAAGTAAAGAAATCTTTTACGGCCTGTAATGCTGTGTTTGCAATTGAAAGGTTACCAGAGCCTAAAAATTTATCTTTGGCATCGTCATTGTGTAAAAAATAATTCGCTTGAGCGTAATTAGTTTTAAAATCAATAGCCGACTTTTTACGGTTCACCCTTTTGTTTGTCCAGTCAACCGCGTTGCCAGTATCGTTGCAAATTTCTTCCAGTGTTTTTAAAATCAATGTATTGCCTTGCAGCTTGTAGACTATGCCGAAGCGCACAAAGAAATCTTTTAGAATGTCTTTTAACGATGTCTTGCTTGCAAGTCGATTCCAATAAACATTTGTTCTTACCACATTTAACGTATCAACTATCTCAACCTTGCAACTAGGCGCAAAGGTTATGATTGTAACATTGTCCGTTGGGAAACCAGCGTCTTTTATATACCTTATCCTGATTGTGATTGTCTGGCTTGTTATGAGCGTTTGGTCATTGAACTCATAAACAAATGTTCCTGATGTATTTGCCGTGATCGGTGTACCAGTCCCAAAAGTTCCAACGGTTACACCAGCCGCCTCTACCACTACATTTGATGTTGACCCTCCGCCTTTTGTGAATGTAATTGACGTGAAATTTACAGTGATTTTTATATTTGCCCTGATGCCAAAAGGAACATTTTGCACGGGCATTACCATGTCCACCTGATTGCTGGTGTTAAAAAAATTGAATGTTGATGTGGTAGGTACGTTTGAATTGTTATACCCGTCTTTATATTTAAAAGCTGTGATAGGCGTACAAACCAAATCTGTAAGGTCTGAATTTGAAAGTATCGAAGCACTCAAAGAATATCCTGTAAGCTGTAATATTTTTTGAATAAGTGTTCCATAAAAATAGCAAGGCAGAAAATAGTTTTGCTCGTAAATTGATGAGCGTCCCCAGTTCATGACGGCCGCAACAAAATTGCTTGTGTTTAATCTCGCAGCATCAATCGCACTTGCAGCCCATGAGCTATTGCCGAAATCAATGTTTGAAAGGTCTTTGCCTTCGATAAAAGAAATGATAGAAACAAATGAATCGTAAATAACTATTGAATAATTCTCTCCATCGAATCCAATTATCTGACATTTACCGTTGATTGTTTCAATACCATTTTGAACGACCTTGCAATCTTGCAAAGCATATTGAAAAGTTCCGTTTGAATTTACCAGCTTTGCATTTTGAAAAACCCGATTGTTGCGTTCGGTGTCGCTTGCTTTTATTGTATTTGAAAACGAAGCGTAGTTTTTAGAAAGGTCGCCAATATCAACCCTTTGTATTGTCCAAGCTATTTTGGTGTTCGGGTCGAGGTCTATCAGTTGGCCGTCAATGTAAACTACATCCATCTATCCCTTACGTGAAAATTTTACAAGCCTATTTTTTTCGAAATACTTTATATTGCGATTATTGATAAGAACTAGGTTAGAATCTGTTTTAAAGATTCTTTCTTTTTCTACTTTGTCAGTTCTTACGATTGCTTCTTTTACATACCTATCCCCGCGCCAATAGGTAATCGAATCATTTTTTATCTCAACTACACCTGCGCACCAGTGCGAGTTGAACCAAAACGAAATGTAGATTATCTCTTTCATGTTTTAATAAATTTCAGGCAGTTCAATAGTGATCTGTATTTTGTGCAAATTGAAACGTGTCTTTGTGCTTTGTTCGGTAGGGATAACGATAACCCCCGTCTTTTTACCTGTGGCATCCATCATGTAGACTTGTGAACCGATGCGAGCCTGGGACTTGTTTATTAATGTGGTAAGCTCAGTGTATGCTGGTTCGTAGACTTCGCCTAATGTATTCAGTTCGTTGATTGCATCGAATTCGTTAAGTGATAAATTGGAGGCAAACAAAACATACCGCTTTGCTTTGCGGCCATTGTCATGTCGGTAAGAATAGCTTTGGTTGAATTGGAACATCCAGAACGCATCCCCTCCCAATGAATTGCGCCAATACAATAGCACTGGGTTGCTGCAAGCTTCTTTAATGTTTATCAACAAAGACTGAGATAAATTTGAAACAGCTTGATAGGCCAATTGTAAATAATAAGCATTTGCTGGGATCGCTAATTGATTTGCTGGGCTTATTCTTATCAATCTTCCAGCGTTTGGAACTTTGGTGATTATAAATGAACCAATAAGGCCAAAATTAATGTCGAAGTATTGGATTGTAAAATTTGAATTCGTTGTTTGATTGTCGCTCGTTATCGTATGGATTGAAAAAGGGAAACCGCGCCAAATGCTTGGGCGTGTGAACTTTGTTAGGAAAAAAGCCAATGGTGTGGCGTTCTCAAAATTAACGTACTCGGCCAAATTACCACCGTAAAGTTCGCCAATCTGACGCGCTCCGTAGAGGGCAAAAAACTGATTTGCCGAGTCGTTAGTTTCTGTTTCCGTTGAGTTAGTCCATACTTCTGTGTAGCGGATATAAAACTTTACGTATGCGTTGCCTATGTTTGTTAAACTGGTCGTTCGGTCATCATGCGTTACAAATCCAGTAACATAATCAGCTAAATTATCTGGTGAAAGGTTGTTAAGCAAAGGTGTGGCAACATCAATTAACACATTGCCTGACGGGTCGGGTGAATATGATAGTGTACTTAAAAGAACATTGGTTCTAACACTATTTGCTGGAATGTCAAATATTTCATTCGCATAAATGCCAACTTCAACGCGGTAGTTAGTGCGCTGCAATAGATTGATAAAACCAGTTGAAGCAGCAGAGCCTACCCAACTACCTGCTTCAAAAACAACTACACTATTCGCAGCGTTTGTAACAGATACAACTGTTAGCGTTTTTTTGTAAAAAAACAAATCGTCCGTTTGGACATAAATCTTTGACCCTGCAACGACAGGCCCACCTTGTGCTGATGTGAGGGTTGTTAGGTTTGTGTTTACAGTAATCTGTAATGCACCTGCATTATTGGCCACGGCTGTAATGTTGTAATCCTTTCGCGTCATCTTATACACGATTGGATTCTTCGCAGCATTCCATCTTGACGTGTTGCCGCCAATGGTTGTGCTAGGCCGTTGGGTTACTGTTAGGCTCATTTCATTTCTTTTGTTTTAAACATTTTGCCGACCGTGCGCAAATCGATAATGTCGATCTTAGCAAAAGGCAGTTCAAAGATTTTATCTTCCAAAAAAAATATTCTTTGATTAATCGAATTTTTGATAATATACTTTTCGTCATCGTTCAATAACATCTTAACCAATTTGTGGCGAACAAGGGTAAAGAAAGTTTTTTTTACTTTTGTTTGTGCAATCATTCTATTAAGAGCAATCATAAAAGCGGACGGGGGACTTGCTGCGTCCCTGCTTCGCTGGCGTCCTCTTAACGAGGCGTAGCCCGCGTGGATTATCCTTTTCAGGCCGCGACCATATTTAACGATACCGTCCGCTTTCATTTCACTAATTCAGCTTTTAAAAAAGTGGTTACCTCTTTGACTTTTGTTTGTGCAATATTACCCAAAAGAATCGACATATTTTTATCCACTATCTGATCGAAGGAAAGCCCCGACCGCTTGCCTATGAATATGTCCGTGCCTTTGGTTGCCATCTTTCGGTTGAACAGGAAAGCCAGTTGCTTTATTGTTGTTTTGGGATCGTTAGGCGTTATGCCTTTATCTCTAATCCATTGCTCAATAGCTTCAGGTGGGGCAAACTTGCCGGGCTTCCGACCAACAATTTGCCAATAAAAGTAATTCGAACCAGTCAGTTGCCCGCCCGTTTCGTCCGTTCCATACGCCAACGAATCGGCACTGCGCCCGCTAGCTGTTATGCCCTTCGCGCTCTGGTCTTCGCGAAGCTGGCCTATTATGGATTCAAAAAAAGAGTCTAGGGCTTCCCGTGTGGTCATTTTAAATCTATTTCAACAAAGTAATACGAGTAAAGGCAACTTACTTTATAGCCGCTATCTTTTAGCATGTTAAAGACTTTCAGTCCAAATTGCTGTCGTTTTTCTAACGCTATGTGAGAAAAGGAAAGGGTCATAACCATTTATACACAGGCCGCTTAAATTTGCCGTACTTTCTTTTCAATACTACTTTTCCGTTTTCTATCCTTGCATCGGATGCTTTGATAATCAAAATAGATTTAATCTTTGGTTCATTATTGCATCTGATCGGTGAAGGTGTAATGTTTAGGCAGGTCATAACTCACATCCAGTTTTGCCCTCCGAAATAATCAACTCGCATTGAATGCCCACGCCAAACAAGTGCATGTCTAATCCATACGATTGGTTCAATTGATGGCTGTCGATTATCGGATAGGTTACCCTTGCTGGAGGCTGTTTCACATCTTCAAGTTCACTCATTTTGTGAATGAATGTACGCGCTAAATCCAAGGCAGAATCGTATATGACCATCATGTCTTTAGTACGATGGTCATTTGTGGGGTCGTTCGATTGCCGTGCAACAAAGGCCGAAAGCGGATAGGTTGTTTCGATTGTAGGGTTATCGGGCTGGATTGTATCGGTGACCCTATCGGGCGTAATAAGGCCAAACACCCACGCATCTTTGTCTATGTTGCCTTTTTCGATGTCAACGTTTAATTCTTGAAGTGTGCCTTCAAAGAACACGCAGCCTATTTCCTCGGCTATTTTTTCTGCTTCGATTGATATGCTCATAATTGTTTATTCATTTCGTTGTTCTTGCGCCTAACATAAAGTAAAAGATTTTGCGCTTGACGTTTGTCAAAATCATCTTTGCTTAGTTCCCGTTCTGGGGACTCAACTGGTTTAATTTTATCACTCTCGCACGTTTCCCCGTCAGCGCAGGAGTCGCAGCAAGCTACCGGAAACGCTACATCAAAAGGCACAAAGTTTTTATCTAGCAATGTTAAAAGCCACGCCTTAATAGCCTCGTGCTGTTCTTTCTCTAGAGGTTTCATTTTTTTATCTTTTAGAAATTCATAATCTACCCAGACCTCATCAAATAACCTTTTAGCGTATTCCTGAACAATTTGTTTAGTCTCTTCGCTAATCATTTATTTTTGTTTTAGCTTTTCTTTTAAAACTACAAATCCGATTGATAGCAGCATAACAACGGTTAACGCGATGCCAATAATGTCGCTTGGTGTAAGGTATATTTTCATTTGTTTGGGGTTAAATTATCTTTTATTGGTAATTCTTTAACCATTTGCAATAAGGATTCAATCTCAATTGGTTCTATGTTTTTAGTTGAAAACATTTGAATCGTGGCCTTTGATTCGTTAGTAGAAAAACAAATAAAGTGATAATCATCTTGCATTTTTAAGGTAACTTTTTTTAATGCTGAATTAAAATCACTCTGTTCTTCTTTGCTATCAAATCGGCATCTTATAACAACTATTGGATTGCGCCTAAAAAGGTTCAGAATTTTCTTTATCATTTCATGTTTTCTTTAAGTCTTTTATATTCCTCGTTAAACCGTTCCTGATATTCCCTCTCAAGTTTGTCGGCAATCAACCAAGCAAAGCACCAGTCTGCTGATTTTAGATAGATAACATCCGGGTCTAGTTTGAACATATTCGCTAACTTTTTTATTACCAACAAATCTTTGACAGGTTCTAACTTTTCAACCTCCGCGCCTTCGCTCGCTTGCCTCCTAATCTCGGATTCAAAGCCAACGCTATCCGATGCCAAAGCTGCGTTAATGCGTTGCCACGTTGCAAGTGTTTCTTTAACAAAAAAAAACCAACGGGGTAGACTTCGGTTATCGGCATTTTTAAAATGAACTGCTCTAGGTTCTTTGCCCTATCTAAATCGAAATCAGCATTGTCATAAAAAGGCTGGAGATAAACGGCCACTGCAAAGCTGATGGCTTCATCATAAATAAAATCGTTTGTGAAACAATATTTGAGCGGTGCTTTTTCGATTGTTTCGTTTATCCTTAACACAACTTGCTCTAACCTTTCGCGCACGGCAATAGCTTGGCCGATGCTAAGACCGCCTATTTTTTTAGGGATTGCAATGATGTGGCCTTTGTCTATCTCCAACACTTTGGGCATGGGTGCGTTGGCAACTGGAGAAGGGAAGTAGACGAAGTTTATTGCATCGAAGAAAGCCGAGCCGAGCGATGTATCGGCCTTTACTTTTGCGTAGTTAGTGCCTGTAAGTATGTTGAACAGTTCTATTTTGTCGCCCGTCCATTGCGCTACCCTTTGCGCGGTGTCCACGTTTACCTCGTGCCATCCTGCGGGGTGTTTTATCTTCTCGCGGTTGTTTAGGACTAGTGTAATCATAGCCGTCCGCTGTTTAGTTCGTCTTCCACTATTTCGGAGTCCATCAAATGCGCCCGCTTTTAATCATGTTAGTACAAATGGTGTAGCCCTCAATAAATGCGTAGGCTGGTATCGCAAATAGGAAACCAGCTAGGACAAAAGGCAAAAGTAAAAGGGTTGTGATAATGGTCAGGGTCTTTTTCATTTTAGTTGGGTTATAAAACTCTTAATATTAATTTAGGTTTACTTCGCATAGCGTTGGCCAATGCCAGCGCACAAACTATATCGTCATGCATCCCTTCTGGTGCTGAATACTTCACCCCTCCACGTGAATAGACGAACTCAAAGGATTCAAGTTCGTCCACCATTTCTTCTGTGATGTAAACTTCGCTTTTTTGTAGCGAAGATGCAAGCCCTTCCATTATTTCCTGTTTCGATTTGGAAGAAAAAGTAAAGCCCTCGGCCTCGCTGCATGACCGTGTAATGTTTTCAACGATAGGGTTTCCCACGCCCGTGCTGTCAATGTATGCCGGGGTTCTGCCTAGTATGTCTATCACTCGCCTTGTGGTCTGATCCCAATCGGACTGCCAACGCGAGAAGTGGGCAACTTGACCATCTTCATCAAGGCCGATAACTACCGTCCAATCGGTTGATTTGGCAAGGTCAACCCCGAAGCATTCAACACTTTTTTTTGATAGTGGCCTAATGGCTTTCTTTATAAATTCAGTTCCGAACGGGTTCGCATTATCGTCCAACGCTTCGCCTAGATATAGCTGCCTAAATGCTTTATCGGGCAGGTCTATCTTTGCCTGTTCTACTTCTTCGCGTGAAAGTATTCCAGCGTCCACCGCGTCCCATGCTGTCAATTTAAAGTGTCGGTAGTCTTTAGTGCCAGATTTTGCACGGAGGCCCAAACGGTAGCCCCAATTGTTTTTGCCGCGCACATTGCCGATAAACTTACACTTTCCTTTTGTGGCTGTCAATGTAGACCGCAAGGCAGTCCACGCCTCTTCACGTGCGCGGGTGAACTCATCAAATACGGCTGCGACTACGTCCTCACCGTAAAGGTTATCGGGTTTTTCGGCTGACTTAAACCAGATTGTATTTCCGTTAGGGCATTGAATAAATAGCCCCGATTCATTGATACGGTAGTATTGCCGATAGTTGGCAATCGTCCGCCTCATTCTCGTGAAAGCAATCTTGGCCTGAGAATAGACAGGTGCAACCCACCAGTAATTTTTGTTTGTTAATTCGGTCTTGTTTGCCTGTTCAAAAATCCACCAAAGATGGCTAAATGTTTTGCCTACCTTTGTGGAGGCTTCCGTGACAGTAAACCTTTCAGGTGAATAAAGTATATCTTTCTGATAGGCTGTAAGATTTGGCGGATCTATTTCGATTATTGTTTCCTTCATTCGGCATCGCGGAAACGTATGTGTATTACTTCACCGTCTATCTTAGCCTCTACTTTGTCAACTGGTTTTCCTAAAGCATGTTCAAAAACAAACTTTACAAGTGGGTCACGGTCTGATTCCAAAAGGGTTTTTAGTCCAGCTTCCAACGAGCCGTATTTTGCGATTATTGCATTTTGGCTAAGAAGCCTTGTGTTTAGTTCCTCAGCTACTGGTTTACGCCCTTGACCCCTATTTGCGCCTCCACTTGGCATTTTTGATTGATTTTGTTTAAACAAGTTTCATATAGTTATCTATCAGATTTCGACACGATTCGAAACCTGTAGCAAAATTAGCAAAATATCTTTTGTTCCTCAATTTTTCGAGCATGACGGCCTGATTGGCTATGTGTTTGGTTTTGCATTCACCGTTTTTTTTGAAAGGGCTTACAGCTTTTATTTCTATAAACAGGCCGAAGTAGCGTCCCCTAGGCTCAATAATCCACAGATCGGGTAGCTTTGTCCCGCTGCGAAGTTCTTTTAGCTTTTTGGCTTGGCCTATTGGAAGCCTTAGCCCGCTAGGTTCGGAAGTAAAGATTACGGTCGGGTATTTGATCCGTATGTATTGGCAAAGTTGGCGGTGAATTGTTGCTTCGTTCATTGCATTATCCATTCGTTGAATGACAGTTTAGAGCCTGACCGGATCCATTTAACGTACATCTTGGACATTGTTTGCTTTTCTTCATCTTTACTGAAATGAATAACATGCACGTTCTCCATTGATTTGGCTTGTTCAAGTTTAGATTTATAAAAAGGGTCATTCCAATCTATTGTCGGCAATTGATTAGATAGCCATTCTACTGGTGTCGGTTTCATAGATTTGATTGTCTGTTTCATTTTGTTTTTTTTTTATCATAGCATCCTTTACAATCTTTTTGATTTCTTCGACCCATTCGGTACGGACGCGGAAAGCTATCGGTTGGGTTGTGTACGGTGCTTTTTTTCGGCCTGACCCCTCACGTTTACCTCCGCGCTTACTCTTCATCTTTTATTTTTTTTGTAGTCATGACAGGATTCGAACCTGTAAAGGGCATTTGCCGTTCGCTATTTTTTTAGCTTTTCCCCTTTAAATAACACCATTGTTTGATACAAATATACTGCTATTTTTGATACCCGCAAACATTTTTCTAAAATATTCTTATTTTTTTATCCACTCTTCGAAACTGGGCGAATTTGGCAGTATTTTGCCCGTCAGCAAATCCGTGTTTTCCAATGCCCAAATCCTTTTGGACTCGGCCAATGCTGCAAATTGCGGCAAATGATGGTTCTTTATCCAATCGTCAAAGTTGGTTGAATTTGGTAACCTTTTGCCGGTAATCATATCCGTATTTTCTAAAGCCCAAGTTCTTTTTGCCTCACCTAAAAAAATGTATTGCTGCGAAGGCTGTACGTATCCAGCCGAATGGCTCACCTTTTTTGGCTCTCTACATCCATATTCCTTTTCGTAGCCCTCGGGCAATGGGGCTACTTTTTTGAAGTCGGAAAGCGAATTGATGTAATCCTTTACCATTTTTTCGGTTTCTTGTGATATTTCTGGATTTGCTTCAATCTCGGCTTTTTCTGTTTTTTTGTTGTTGTGCGCCCGCTCCAATCGATCGGCTTCGCGCTCTAAGGCTATGCCCATCCACTCGCTGATGGTGTCGGGTGTAAGCCTCCAGTTCTTTTGCCCGGTGCTTGGTGGGCTTTCTAGGCACTTTACAAGCACATCGACAGGGTCGTATTGATAGCGGTCAATTGTGTCTATGGCAAGCAACAGCGCGGTTTCTTCGTCAAAGTTAGGCACTTGGTACATCTTAGCTATCTTAATCAACAGCGAGGCTATATGAGCCTCTAGCTGTGGCTTATTGGCCTGTTCCCGTAATACCGTGCCGCTCGTTAATGAGGCGGGCAAGTTTGTCTTTGTCGAAATACTTTGGAGTGCCGTTTGTTTTTCCATTGTTGTTTGATTTTATTGATAGCCATGTATTCAGTTTCTGCCGCCATTCCCACGATTCGCGTGGAGGGCTTGGTGAGGTGCTGTGATGATTCCAGCATTCATTCCATGCCTGTTTGATGTCCTTGCCTTTGTGTGTCATTTGCATCTGTTCCAAGAAAATAGCATCGTTGAACAAATCTGATTCAATTTCACTTTTTGAAAGTTTTTTATTTGTATTTATAATTTCATTTTCAATTTCATTTTCAATTTCATTTTCCATATGTGAAACATATGTTTCTTTCTTTTTTGGTTTACCTTTTCTGTTTTTTCTTCTTGAATCGCTGTAATTTCTGCGTTTTTCAATGCTTTCAGCAACCCATGCAATTTGATAGCCTCCAGAAATTTTTGTCAAAACCATTAACACCTCCGACTTTTGATCTGGATTGAGTCGTTTTGTGAAGAAGTTTAGTTGTTCCTGTGAAATACATATGTTGCGCATATGTTCACACATAATCCTATCATAAGCTGTCTGTGCTTGCTCACTCAAACATTGAGTGTCGCGAAGATAATCGCCCGGATAAAAAAGGAATGCTGGGTCTTTAGCCATTGGATTGCGTAGGTTCTATTTCTCTGATAAAGTCACTTAACTGGTCTCTAAGGTCAACTGCATCTTCATGTGATAGCCCAAAACAAGCTTCATTATCTTTCTCTGTAATTGATAGTTCGATTTGATTATCGACTACTGACATTTCTAATACAAACCCAAATTCATCTTCGTATCTTCTTATTCTCATAAAAACAAAAATCCCAATGAGTTTGGCCGTGCGAAGCCGCCCCCATTGGGACTTGTTAAAGTTTTATTCAACGGTCGCACCCGTTATGCCGATCCTTTCGGCTTTACAAAAATACTAATAAATCAATCAATTGCAAAAAAAAGTTAGTGGAGTAAACGGGGAATCGAACCCCGCATTACAGCCCGTCAGGTTAGTCCCTGCTGCTTAGGCAAATCGGGAAAACACTCCGATGCCGTTACCCCATATATTTCCAACTGCTTTCCGATAAAAATCAAATCTTCGAAAACGCAATCAGTACACCAATGGCCACATTCAAACATGCAAATATATCCGTTCACCTCTTTCAATGTAAAGTGTTTTTTACCGTCTGGATATTTATAGACCCCGCCAATCACTTTGTCCAAGTCATTGCGCATTTTCTTTCTTCATTGACAAAACAAACGCCTGAATAAAAATCAATGGTCTTAAAGTTATCCTTTGAGTACCCTACCCTAGACTTTTTTGGTATGCTGTTTACCGTTATTGATTTGCGCACCATGCCACAATTTTTGCAAGTGTTAACCTCCCAACTGTGGCCGTCATTGAACAAAACATTTTTCATTTTTCGTCTTTGTATTTTAGATCTGTCTTTACCTCCTTAATCTTTTTTGATATGTACCAACAAAACCAAAACAATCCAATGGAGATAACCACACACAAAATCAAAATTGGGTTGATTGTGTAGTCTCCAAAGATAGCCAGTATAACTAACAAGGCAAGTATAAATGATGCCAGTAAAATGATGGCTATTTCTTTGCGTACTTTCTTGCCGAACTGTTTATCAAACTTTTCAAAATCTGGGTCAATGTCTGTTTTCATTTGTTAAGGTTTAACGTAAACACTTGCGTTAGCTTTGTGGGCCTTTGGGCGTTTTACTTGACCAATACCGACACGCTTGATAAAGCCTTTTTTGATTGCAGCCCTTGCTATTGCGCCCCAAGCCCTCTCATGTGGCGGCTCTGTCAGCCCTTGACCATACGACCATTCAGATACATCTTCGATCATGAAGGGCGTGCCGTAATTGAACTTTAAAAAATTGTCGAGGTAGTTCAACGCTTTGTTTGCCCATGGCTTGCCAGCGTGGTCTATCGCTCTTTTGATTCCTTCATCTGTTAAGTCTTTTGTCATTTTGTTTATTGTTTACCGTGAAAAATTATCTTTTCGTTTTCGATCAAAATTACCTCTTTGTGCGCCCCTCCATTCAAAGTCCCTTTGCGTATTATTCTACCTTTTAGCCGTGTGCGTTGCGTTGGCGGTATTCCGTGGAGGTAAACATAAGGGTCTCCGCTATTGTCACCTGAAGAAGTCTTTCGTTCTCATTTTAAAGTGACCTTTACGCCCATTGTTTGCTTTTTCAATGGAGGGATTATAGTTGCTATCTCCCCGGTATCGCTTACCAAAGTCTCTTGGCCTGTTATCGATTTCAAGAAGTCTTCTCGATTTTTTACCATTTCATTTAGCTCTGCCAATGTTTTTTTTAGTTCGTTATAAACAGGGTCGCCACAAACTGAATAATCGTAAACTGTATGGACTGGAGCATGGTCAAATTGCGCCCCGTGATACATGAATGTTTTTTCACCATATTTCGCAGCTTCGCGCTCTTGGTGTTCTTTTGTCCCTTTGTTTATTTTTTCAGACACCTCATCCAAGGTTTTGCAAAGCAAACGCACTCGGAGCGGGTCTAGCTTGCCATCTTCAACTTGGTTTATAACTTGGGCCGCAAAGCTAACAACGCCTTTTTTTGTTGGCTCAAAAAGTTCCAGAACACTCATGGGAGTGTCTGGAAGTACTGGAATGAATTGTTGCATAATTATTTTTTTAAAAAGGTAAAGATTCAAATATCAATTGCGTCTGTTCACCGTTCTGGATGTTGAAAGGGTCACCGCCTTTATACAATGCCTCAAGGTTTACAGGCTTTGCCTTTGCAGCCTCTTTAATTTCATCGCTCAAAGATTTTTTTGGCGATGGGTTGACTTTATACTCGGTTGCTTTCTCAACTCCGCTCTTTGTTACTTTGATGTCATAATCGGCAGGGTTGCCCCAGTCTTCATCTTTTGCAAGGTGTTCAATAGCTTTTTGTATTGTATTTTGTGTAATCTCCAAAATCTTTATCGATTTGTCAGCATAGTCAAAAACTAACATTGCCCAAAAGTGTCGGATAGGTTTGGAAGGGTCAAAAGGTTTTTCTGGTTTGTTTTTCATTGTAAACCTGTGGGGCGTTTTGTCCTTCCAATCCAGCCATCCGATAATAGGCTTCGATAAAATCCTGAACTTGTTTTCTCCTTGTTGCAGTTTCATGTATGAACCACCACCTTGTGGCGTTTCATAATCTTGTGGTAAAAAATCCATTTTGTTAAATTGTTTAAATTGTTTGTTTTTATTGATTTATGATATTTTCTTAAATGTTTTGGAATTTAAGTTCATAGGTGTATAGATAGCCTCTGTCATCGTCCCACTCCCAGCTTTCTTGTAGTGGCAGTACTTCTCTCAATACATCAGGTACTTGCCTCCATCCACCGAAAGAGTATATGCCCAAACCTTTTTCTTGTACAAAGTCATCTGGGCAGTTGAACCACCACATACGGACTATATTAATTAGGTGCTGTTTCATAATGTTATCATTTTTTTGTTTCGTTGACAGTACAAGATTAGGAAGAAAATTATTAGTAACAAAATAAAATAATAAAATTTTTATTTTTTTATATGTCGATTGTTTTTATACCTTTGTTAAAAGTTTACAACAAATGACAAAAAAATACTTTCTCGAAGTGTTGGAAGACGAGGCCAACAAAATAGGAATTTACGACATCTTGCCTATTCTAAGGTTGCAATTGGAACATGAAACTTTTAAACATTTAATGTCCATAATCCAAAAAGCTGCGGATGCGTATGCTGAACAAAATTTTAAAACAAATGAAAAATAAATCTTTGATAATTTTTGCAATATGCTTTTCATGCAACATTACCCCAAATGTTCAACGTGGTCAAGTTTGGACTAAGTCATTTTTTGTAGACAATCCATTTGAAAAAACACAAACAGATACTTTGGTAATTATTGATGTGAAGGCGAATTTTGTACAGTATAGGACTAAAAACAGAATTTATTCAGATCGAATAAGTTTTTTTTTACACAATGCAAAACGCATAAAATAAAACAAACAACATGAAATCAGGAAGAAAAGCAATTCACAAGTTCAATACCATTGAGGTAGGCCAAAGATGTGAGCTTGTAGGGTCTGCCGCAAAATGGCCTTATCAGTATATCGGTAGGCTAACAGACAAAAAGTTTAAAATCGAACGGGAAGGAAAAAAAATATTTGCTGTAAGGATTTTAAAAATTGTATCCTAAAAACCCCTTTAAAA